AGACCGAAAAAGAAATGAGCTGGGAAACCAAGAACTTCAAGGCATCAGAGTTTGACACCCACGGCCTACCTGGTACGGGGGCAAAGATGCAAGCCGAATTCATCAATCGTCTGCAAAAGATGCGTGACGTGTATGGCAAGCCAATGAAGATAACATCAGGCTTTAGAACCGAACTGCACAACGCAAAGGTTAAGGGGGCAACCAACAGTCCGCACTTGCGGGGATGGGCTGCCGATATTGCCGCCACAAGTGGCCGTGAACGTATGCAGTTAATACAGGCAGCCATTGAGGTAGGATTCAACCGAATAGGCGTTGCAAAGACTTTCATTCATGTTGACTGCGACCCGAGCCTTGACTTCGATGTAATGTGGCTATACTGACGTAATGTTGAGATACAACCATAAAAACTTTATGCAAGTTTTTGCCTTCAGTATGGTTGGTTTGGCAATGTTAGGCTCATACCTTGCGCCTCCCTTGCTAAAATACATGAAAATATTACAAGCAAATGATAACTTGGCGGTCGGAGTCAATGCCACACTTACCTTGGTGTTTGTGGATATGGCCAGAAAGATTTTCAGAATAACCCCACCAGGCAATGAAAGATAGCCAAAATCAAATGAATCTGGTTCCAATGGTAGGCGTGGCCTTCGTGCTGCTGTTAGCCTTCATGGGCTTGGCCTTCTATGCCTCATACAAGGTTGGCGAGCATACCAACTCAGAGCAGCTCATTAAGAATCAGATGAAGGTGCATAGACTACAGGACAGCCTGAACATCTACAAGTCCGATGCCCATAGTTTAAAATCAAAACTTCAAATCTTAGAGAATGAAAGGATTAACAATAGCGATGCTTTTAATCGCTTCAATGAGCGTTTCGGCAAACGGCCAAGCAAACAGGCAGATTGATACGTGCATAACGAAAGCAATCTATGATAGTCTGGCCATAGGCAATGAGATAGCCCATGAATTTGGCCACTCAGGGTTTATTGAAAACATCCTTGACCAGAGGGCGGTTCAGGCAAAGCTTATTGAAAACCTTGAAAACCAAGTGGTAGTGAGCGAGGAAATGAACAAAGCTTTATCTGCCAATGCAATCATACTTGCAAAGCGAAACGTTAAACTGGAGTACAGAATTAAGACCTTGAAATTTCAGTTGCCAATCGCTGCAATTATTGGCGGCCTGATAGGATTTGGAATAGCTACAAAATAATTATTACCTTTGAATCCATGAGTTGCGAACCAACCAATTGCCCAACCTGCTACGATCTGCCAGAGCCTATCAATGCCTGTGCTGATGGCCTGCTTATCTACTTCCCTGAAGGCACTAATGACATCAGGCTAACAACTGCCAGAGGTAGAATTAAGGCCGTTCATGTAACCGACCAGGACACCGAGTTAGGCTATATTGAACTGGTTATCGACATCGACCTTAATAGTTTTTTTGAGCAGTCTAAAACCATCAAGGTTGAGTTTCTTGACCTCTGCGGAACCAAGATTGAGTTTGCCGTTGGCAGCTTAGTTTATGACTGCCTGAATGTCAAGTCATCGGACTGGTTCCAAGAAGGCAACACGGTGATTGATCCATTCAACAACTGTCCACCAGCTTATCCAACATCAATATGAGAAACAAAGGTTGTTCATCATGTGGCGGCAAAAAGAAGCCGACCAAGCCAAGAAAGTAAATTGATAACCCTCATTGGTTATGCCTTCCTGACCGCCACCTTCACCCGATGGCTGGACTTTGTATTCTACAGCCATCCATTAGGCCGAAAGTACATGGCGCAGGTTCTAAGGGTTGCTCGAAAGGTTATGGTGCGTTATCATGGGCGAGATAAATATAATCACACCATGTGGATAGCCAAGCCCTTAGGCTACTGCCTATATTGTTTCGGAACTTGGATTGTTATATTTGCAGGATTAATTTTTCAAAATTCATTTTATGAAGTTCTGGCAATCATTGGCATCAATCATTTTTGGCTCAAAGCAACCGAAAGAATCTACACTAACTGAAACGGTTGAGATGGCCACCAAGCCAACTTATCCAGACCACAGGCTGCCAGATGACTACAGAGGTCTGGTTCATCATGCTTTCACAGCAGGCGGTGTTGACTACTTCCAATTTGATGCTATGGTTAACATACCTATTCAGCGGTTTTACACGGCCTATGAGGTGTTTAAAGAACGTGAGCTGGCCGTTAACCCAGAAATACTAAAGGGCTTCATAGCAACCTTCCAAGACCTACGGGCAAAGATTTCAGGCTCAAGTAGCGCAAAGGAAAAGGGGCAACTAACTACTGAACTGGATATTCTGGTCTACAAACTATCTGAACAGGTCAACCATTCAACTGGTATGCTCTTCGAGCTGAAACTTGCTACTATTCGCTTCTTTACGATTGACGAAGACCCGTTGTTCTGGGATTGGAACACAGCCAACAAAAAGCTGCAACATTGGAAAACCTGTTCGGACTTACCCACTTTTTTTTTGCAAACAGTAGTGGACAGTTCTTATCCCTCTTTGAGCGAATTGGAAAAGAATTTGCATCTCTATTTAAAGGGGGAAATCCTGATGCAAAAGACACTACTTTCACAACTTTTGCGAATTGGCAAAGAAGACAACTTGGAGATAGGACACAGAGAGAGCTTGCGCTTACAGGAGGCCACGTTGGAAACTATGATAGATTGGTTAGAAAGCCAACCTATCTCTACCACCTAATTACTCAGTCACTCAAAAAACAAAATCCGAAAGGTCAAACCACAACAGACGATGGCATTAAGACAGGACGAAATCGTAATAAGTTACAAAGTTGAAGGAGCAGGAAGCATTGATGGTGCAAGGGCTGCTTTTGACAAACTTACCCAAGCGGAAAAGGATGCTATTGAGCAGGCCAAGAAGTTAGGTAAGGAAACTGAAAAATCAACCAACCAGGTAAAGGGTAATGTTGAGTCCAGCACACAATCCGTCAAAAAGTTTGGAGGGGCTTTGGATGGAATTAAGGGGCAACTATTGGCAGCCTTTTCGGTTGGTGCTGTATTGGCTTTTGGTAAAGAGTTGGTAATGCTCACCGCCAAAATGGAGCAATACCAGAAGCGTATTAACTTCGCATCAGGTAGTGCGGCCGAGGGTGGAAAGGTTACTCAATATCTAACGGGTTTAACCAGAAAGTACGGGCTTGAACTGGAAACGGTTATTCGCACCTATTCCAGCTTTGCGGCTGCTTCCAAAGCATCAAACCTAAGCCAGGAAGATACCATCAAGATATTTGAAGGGGTTACTAAAGCCGTAGCAGCCTTTGGCCTTAGTGCTGAACAATCACAAGGGGCGTTCCTTGCAATCACGCAGATGATAAGCAAAGGTACTGTTTCGGCAGAAGAACTAAGGGGGCAATTAGGTGAACGGTTGCCTGGTTCATTCGCTATTGCAGCCCGTTCTATTGGTGTAACCGAAAAGGCATTGGGGAAGATGCTGGAACAAGGCCAAGTTATATCAAGGGATTTCCTGCCAAAGTTTGCGGCTGAACTGGAAAAGACTTTTGGGGAAGAAGCAGCTAAAAATGTTGATACGTTAACTGGAAAGCTAAACCTTCTTTCAACAAATTGGACTGAGTTTCTAAAAATTTTAGGCAAAAACTCAAAAGGTCAATTTGATTTAATCATTGATTACGCAAATAATGCTTTAGGAGGTCTGATTACTTTTACCTCAGATATAAACCAGATTGTAGAAAAGGAAGCCTTTAAAGTTGCCGACCCGATTATCGAGGATATCAAAGAAATAATAAGAATCACTGGCAAGTTTGGTGATACTGCCGACCAAATTGGTGTGCTAAATGATTTCTTAGCCGAATATCAGGAAAGAATGGAAGTGGCTAAAAAAATTACTAAAAGCTACGCAGTTGAAGGAGCCGATGAATTAAATAAAAGCCTTTCCATTCAATTTGAATCCGCAAAGAAAGTAACAGAGGCAATTGAGGGAATGATAAAGGCTATATTAAATAAACCACCCCCAGAAACAGAATCTGATGCAGACAGAATAAAAAGGCTAACCAAGGAATATCAAGCCCTGATTGCTGAATTGGAAAGGCAAGAGAAAATCCAAATTAGGCTTAAAAAACTATCATTGGCCTTAGATGCAACAGCACAACAGACAATGCAAAACGAAGTTGAGGTGCTTGAAATCAAAGCTAAATTTGGTCAGGCTGCATTGGATATTGATAAAAGGTTTTATGCGCTTGGTTTAGTTGAGGCTGGTAAAAATTCAGAGTCAAGAATTTTGGATGTTAAAGAGGCCAACAAGCAGATATTGGCAGAAATGCAAAAGTTTTACACTGATGAATTTAATCAGGCCAAAAGCCAATATGATAACCTTTCTGAAGAAGCTAAAAAGTTTAATCAGCAAAGATTACAAGATCAACAAGATAGTATTAAAAAGCGAGAAACCCTTAACGAAGAATTGCAAAAAATAGACGAAAAAGCAGAAAAAGAAAAAAAAGAACGTGCACAGAAAAACAAGGATGATGACATAAAAGAAGCAGCTGAAACAAACCAAAGAATTGCTGATGAAAACATGCTATACCTGCAAGAGTCATTGCAATTAGCACAGACAGTATTTAATGGATTTATGAATCTTCGCCAGCAAGCATTGGCTGCTGAGTTGTCAGCAAGCCAGCGATTGTTTGACGAACAACTGAGAATGTTTGAAGGTAATGAGGAAATGCAGGCACAGGCAAGAGATAGATTCAGAGTGAAAGAGCGGGAGATTAGACAGAAGCAATTCAGGGCGGAACAACAGGCAGCAATTGCCAATGCAATCTTCACAGCAGCACCTCAAATTGTAAAGTATGCTTCTGTACCTCCTTTGGCTGCAATAGTTGGGGCAACGCTTGTTGCACAGATTGGATTTATTGCAGCACAAAAGATGCCAGAGTTCGCTAAGGGTACGGAATATGTTGAAGGACCAGGAACTGGAACCAGCGACAGCATCATGGCCAGATTATCCAAGGGCGAAAGGGTTATGACTGCAAGGCAAAACAAGCCCCTACTTGATATGGGTATCAAGAATGATGACATACCTAAGATAGTCCTTGACTACATGAGCCTGACATCAGGGAGAACGAAAGGCAGCAATAGCAGGGGCATTGAGCGCAAGTTGGATGACCTGAATCGTTCCATCAAGTCCTTACCCGTTGCCGCCATCAGCTTAGACGGCAAAGGGTTCAGCAAGTCCATCAGGTCAGGCAATCGCACTTCAGTCATCTTAAATAATCAGTTTGTAAACTAAATGCCAACTCCCCGCTACATCGACAGGGTCACAGAGGAACTTGATGAAGCTATGGAAGAACTCCAGAAGCTTATCAAGAAGGGCATGCCCACAGTGCTTGAATCGGTGTATGAGCAGGTGTTGGAACTAACAGCAACAATCAACCCATCCAGTTCAGCGGTTGACATCATTCTGGCTAACCAGCAGGTAACAGCCCTACGCAACCAGATAACCGAGGCGGTAACCCTAAACAGGGATTACCAACTCATGTTGTTTGATGTTTCAACCTCGTTTATTCAGGTGGCCGAAATATCCAGGAACTACCTGACAGCGGCCTTTGTTGACCTTCAGAACAACCCGATATTAGGCGAAGCCCTAACCCAACAGGCAACGGCAACAACATTGGAACTGATGACAGGTGCAGGTGTGGATGCCAACTTTACGGCTCAGATTCAGAACATCATCAAGACCTGGCAGACGGGAAAGGGCAACAGGGCAAGCCTGAACCAGCTACTAAGGCAGGCCATTAAGGGTGATGCCAAACGGGAGGCAAGGTTGAGCCGCTACGTTAAGCAGGTTAGTAACGATTCAATTGAGCAGTTCAACAGAGCATACATGGAAACCCTGACATCGGATATTGATGTTGACTACTGGATCTATTCAGGCACTACTATCAAAGATTCAAGGCCGTTCTGCAAGGCAAGGGTGGGCAAGGCATTCACCACTAAAGAGGTTCAAAGTTGGGCTGCCTTAACATGGGATGGCAAAATACCAGCAACCAACAAGGCAACCATTAAAACCTATTTAGGGGGCTATAATTGCAGACATAGGCTACTTCCAATAAGTAAGGAGGCTTATGAAGAAATAATCCGTTAAATTCGCACCTAATGTGGAAGTTCTTCATTTCAGGCATTGAGGTAAACGAACCTATTGGGTGGGATGCCGTCCAGTTCACTATTGAGCGCAAGCCTGATGCTGGCTTTAGCTTTGTCTTCTCCGACACAGTAACGTTCCAAAATAAAGCAGCCGACATAATCAGGCAGGCATATAACCAAAGGTTTGTCAATGCCTTGGTTCCAATTGATATTGTCAGGTTCAAGGACGGCTCCTGTCAACAGGCAATAGACCGCTATTCTGGTGTGCTAAACTTTAAGGTTTATCAGGAAGAGGGTCAAGATGTAATTATAGGCATCATGGATTCAGGCATAGCCGAGAAGTTCACAGCCAATAAGGGAACCAAGATAAACCTGCGGAACGAAACGAATGCGGAGGGGGTGGAACTTACGCCACTTAGTAATGATTTGTTTGACCTGCATAGTCAGCCATTACAAGCACGGGCAAACTACCTAATCAATAACAATGTTGAATTATTAATCACAGGCGACCCAACCACATTAGGCCAATGTGGTTACACTTATGATGGGTTCTATGGGGTAAACTTTGTTTTAGCTCCGCAACAAAACGACCTTTCAACCATAGGCATAACAGCCCGTGAATTATCCTCCTTTATTTCAGTCAGGCAAGATATTTCACAAGCCTTGTTTGTCAACATTTCCAGCAATCCAGCCGATCTTGACATTGAACTATTTATTGATAGTACAGCATTGTTTCAAATCAGGAATATTGCAGGGGTTTGCGGAGATATTGTTGAAGCAATCGGTGGTCGTTGGGCGGAATTGTATAGGTGTGTAGTTAACCCATCAGGAACATTGTCGGCTGTATTGTTAGATGAAATTCAATATACCTCAGGCGGTGTTAATGTAGTTCAATTTACTTACTCAGAAACCTTCACTATTGAACCTGGCTTTGCACTTGGTTATTTTGTTCGCTATGTGGTTCGTGGGCTTGCCTTAAGCCAAACCTATTTCAACGAAGTTAATCTACTTTCAGGAACTTACCTAAATGCTTCAGCAACTAAGCAGGAACCACCGTCAACGTGTTACGGTCAATACACTTACGAATACCTCAACCGAATCCTTGAATCTATTTGCGGCCAAAAAAATATACTGGTTTCAAACTTCTTTGGCAGCCCCCTAACTAATTACCCATACCCTGAATATGGGGCTGGCTCGCTTACGTTCTTAACCAACGGGCTTGCCTTGCGAAATGCAGTTGATGACAACGGACAAGTTTTTCCGATTAATGATACTTTTCAGGCTTGCTTTGAGGCTTTATCTAAAATCTTTGGTTTGGGCTATCAGATTGAGGTGGTGGATGGAGTTTCTGTTAAGGTGAGGGTTGAACACCTTAGCTACTTTTACGGCTCAACAGCAAAGACAACGTTCACCAATGTAGACACGTTCACAAAGCAGCCAATAATTGACAAAATATATTCAAGCGTTGAGATTGGCTACACCGACCAATCATTGCCTGAAAACTACAATGGGGTATATGAGTTCAACACGAAAAGAACGTTTATTATTCCTGGTGCAACGGTAGCCAACGTACTTGATTTGGTCACAGGCTATACAGCAGGAGGTTATTCAATTGAGGTTGCCAGACGTTTGCAATTCTTTGATTCAACAAGTGACTACAAAACCGACAACAATATATTCATTATCTGCGTAAATGCTGAAGCGGTTGCAATAGATACGGAGGAACAAGTAGAAACCGACCCGTGGCAGCCTGACCCAACAGCAGCACCAGGTTACACAAGGCCAATTGGAACTTGCTCTGAATTGGCCTTGGTTGAGGCAACTGGCCAAAGGTGGTTTGAAGTAACAGGCGACCTTCCATTCAGGGATTTGGCTTACAACCTTCGTGTTTCCCCTGCCAGAATGTTAATCTGGAACTGGTGTCAGATTGCAGGCAGCCTTAAGGGTACAGGCAATGATTTCTTCAGGTTCAGCACAGGAACCTACAACAGCACCTTAACCAGTCAGGCCACCATAGGTCAAGTACCAGAAGTCTTTGGCATCCCTATATCCGAGAATGCAGACTTATACGAGGCCAATGTTTCTGAACCCATCAGGCAGGCCACTTACTTTCCTGAACAAACTACATTCACGATTCCGCAATTACTTTGCGAATTTATCAAGCTAAGAAACATACCAGGTCAAACTATTCAATTCACCAGCCAAGGCAGGACATTTTTAGGGATAATTCAGACGGCAATAAATGAACCAGGGAATACAGGTTTCACCGAATTTACACTAATTTTGAAGCAATGAAATTCTTAGCAGATTTTTATCCTGATTGCACCACTAAGCTAACGGCCATCGACCCTGAAACAGACGGGTGTGATGTAGCCCTGCAAGCAGCGGCAACAGCAGCCGAGGCCGTCATATCGGCCATTGTGGTAGGTGTTACAAGCTTTGCCAGCGTACAGTCAGCAATACAGACAATCATCAATAACTACAACACGGCCAACCCGTCCTGCTACGTAGCGAGGGTTGAGGTTGTAAACGCTGAAGGGTCAAGTGCCTACCTGAAGATAACATCGGACTACCATGATGGAGTTAATAGGTTCTGGATGTACAGCTTTGAATTGAGTTCAGGCGTTGTTGATTCCTTTTCACTTGACATCATTGGGGGCTTTGGCGATTTGCCAATAGAGTGCCAAGAAGTTAGCCCACTTGAGGTTGAGTTATTGAACCAACTACTTGCAGGTGAGCAGCCTGACACAATCTTTTGGGATATTACTTATAGCCAAAATACTATTCAGGCTTTACCAAAGATTTCAAGCCTGAATCAAATACTGCTGACCTTTGATGACATTGGCCAACTGGTTAGTGAGGTATCATTTAGAAGGTTTCCTTCTATTTACGAAAACCCATTTATTACTTCTATTGCAGGATTCAAGGCTAAAAGCAGGAACGGGCAAACCATCTACCCACTTAACGATGTTCAGATTGGTATCTGGCAACCAGGGAAACTAACGCCAGACATTCTGCAAACAATCATTGACCCTGACAACGAAACGTTAATTGATGCGTGCCTGATTGGCAACAAACCAATAACAGGGCGAGAGGTTAAGCAAGTTGGAGGAACTGATTTCAGTCTTGCCTGGTTGCAGACTGTTAATACAAACGAGCCAGCTGTGTTCGTTGACGGAGAAAGGATAAGTGTATTTGCTTTATTTACATCTCCAGATTATATTTATAGTTTGCAGCCTTTAGGAGGATATAGGTTTGCAACAACAAGATACAACCAAGTTTCTCCTGCAACCTTAACAAGTGTAGCAGTAATAACAAACGGAAAAACATTTGAACAACTTTTAGCGGTTCAACAGGTTTTAGACCAATTGCTTGCAGTTTATCCAGTTTCCATTGGTAAGTCGTTTATGTTTGTTAAACGGAACGGAACGGGCGATGTTAGGCTGGCTTACTTTCAATCTACTGGAATATTAACCAACACCCTAACCGACCTATCATTCACGGCCTTCACAAGCCTTACAAGCCACGTTCAGGACGCTGTGGGTATAATTGCCTTCGTAGGCTCAAACTTGGGCTTGGTGTGCTTTGCCAGACGTATTGATGACAGTACGTTTCTCACAGCAGAATCTGATGTTTCGGCTAACTTTGACGTGCTTGAACTTCAATTGTTAGACGATAAGATAATCGCAATTGCAAGGCTAACATCAGGAGAAATAGCATCCTATCAGGTTGACTATTCTGATGACCTAAACACAATATCCTTTACCCGACTATTAACCTACCAAAACGGAACAGGAGGGCAGGACTTAACAGTTCAACCAACGGCAATAGGCTTACATGACCTATCTAACCTTTGGGTGATTGATGACAATTTAATAGCAGCCCAGAGCGTTAGCGTAGCGGGAAAAAAACTATGCCGATCATGCAGGACGTGGGATTGCCTTGACGGAGGTGATTTCCCAAGTCAACCACCATTGCTGGTGGGCATCGGCTATTGGGTTATTGAAGACACTTTTATCGTAACATAAGATGAGCACAACAAGAAATGCAGTTTTAGCCGCCTATAACACAGGCGACACACCAACAGAGGCACAATTTGCCAACTGGATAAACCTTTGTAAGTTCGGTGTCACCCAAACACGGGCGCAGATTCAAGCCCTGATTGCAGCCAGCAATTTGGACACAAACACAATTTACCAACTTACGGGCGGCCCAAGTTCCAACGTTCTAATAGTGTTTCCAACGGCTGCTAATGCTATATCAGACGCAGCTATTAACCTGACTACTGGCGAATTTGGCGAATATGACATAACAGGCAACACCTTTACCGCTCAGGGGGGTAGTGGTTCATTTCTGCCATTGGCAGGCGGTTCATTGACTGGAACTGTCAATGATGCAAAAGGTACAGACATTGCCAGCGCAGGAACAACTAATATAGCAGCCGCAACGGGCAACTACGTAGTAGTTACAGGAACTACAACCATAACAGCACTTGGAACTGCACAGGCAGGAGCTGTAAGAATTGTTAGGTTCTCGGGTGCTTTAATTCTTACCCACAACGCTACTTCTCTTATTCTGCCAACGACTGCTAACATAACAACTGCTGCGGGTGATGTGGCTGTATTCGTTAGCGAAGGAAGTGGCAACTGGAGGTGTACAGGGTATTTGCGGGCAAATGGTCAGGCGTTGGCAGGAGGAGGAGGAGGAGGCGTAACAACAATGGCTGCAATTGGAGCTACCCCAAATGCCAATGGTGCAACAATTACAGGAGGCACAACCCTAAACCTTCAACCTGCGGACGCTTCTTTTGGTGGCGTAGTAACGACAGCGGCGCAAACATTTGCAGGAATAAAAACATTTTCAGCTGCAATTGCTATATCTGGAAGCACAGGCTCAGTTCCTTTGATGGTACTTACACCAACAAGTGGTGTAACAATAACAGGAACGACAAACGGTAGCATTTGGTGCGACACGGTGTCAAGCAACACCAGCCTTACAATGCGCAAGGATTCTGGTTATACCAAAATAATTACCGCAGAACGAAACCCTGACTTTGCAACGGGCAGTAGTTCTGGCCTACTGGTGGCTGACACATCAGGAAATTTAACTAAAAGTGCGGACTTAACAGCTTTAGGGGTATTCGCTCAAACCTCAAGCGTAACTGTAGTAAATACAGCAACTTCAACAACACTTTTAGGAACACTAACTGGTAGCGCAACACTGCCTGCCAATTTTTTTGGAGTAGGTAAAACAATAAAAATCTATGTGTCGGGAACTTACAGCCAAGACACTGGTAGTCAAGATTGTGCATTAAAGCTAACTATTGGAGGTGTTGCAGTTGGTACAATTACGTTTACTCACAACGGTGGACTTACCAATGTGTTTTTCGATGCTGAATTTACTCTCACTTGCAGAACAGCAGGAGCAACAGGAACTTTGCAGTTTATGGGCATAGGCAGATTGAATCATAGTGGAACTGATTTGTTAAACTTTTTTCAGGTGAGTGCTACTTCTGGCTCAATTGATACCACTGGCACACTTGCCATTGATTTGCAAGCTGACTGGGTTACAGCAGATGCCGACAATTCAATCACTGCTTCAATTGTAACGACAACTTTTTTAAACTAATGGGATTAACAAGCATACAAGGCATCGGTGTTAAAGTTATTGGTGATATTACATTTGGTTTGTTTCCTGAATCTATACATCCGAATGTAATGGCGTTGGCAAATGCAATGAGTGCAGATGGATATGCTGCTTCAAGAGCCAGAATTGATGCCTGCAACAACTTTGTTTACAGTTTAATAGCCAACGGACTTTGGGATAAAATGGATGCTATGTATCCGTTTTTAGGCGGAACAACAGCCATAACTCACAAATGGAACCTTAAAAATGTAATAGATACCGATGCAGCATTTAGAATATCGTGGACAGGAGCGGGATTAACATTTACAGAGGATGGAGGTAAAAGTACTGGTGCAGCAGGAAATGCTGGAAATACATTTTACACGCCAAGTATCAATCAGGCGAATACAAGTTCAGTGCATCTTTCTGCGTATATCAATGTAGCACCAACAGTCAATTCTACTGCTGTTATGGGGGTCAGTGGAAATCTTGTTACAAGTAGTGCTTTTCAAATAGCAAGGTTTGGAACTGGGCTTTTAGGTGCAACAATAAATGCGAGAAATGCAACAGACCTATTAAGTTCAGGTGTTGCAACAGCAGGCTTTTATTGTGGGGTTCGTCCAGCTTCAAATAGTACAATACTTTACAGAAACGGAATATCGGTAGCGTCTAATGCTGGTGGATCTTTAACAGTTCCTACAAGTGCTGTTTTATTGTTTTCCCGCAGCATAAATCCAATACCTTCTAATGCAGGTATATGTTTTGCATCACTTGGAAGCGCATTGACTGCGAGAGAATCTTTAGTATTTTACAATTTAGTTCAAGCATTTCAAACAAGTCTCGGAAGAGCAATTTAACATGGAAAACTCAGTAAAAATTTCAAACGACACAATCGACACAGGCTTCGAGAGGTACGCTTACTATAGCGGGCTGGATTACGACAACGACAATGAATACGGGCATCACGTCAAACTACGTGTGCGCATAGAAAGGTGGCACATGGTCGATGATGTGCTTACCAAACACCCGCTTGGCACAAAATGGGTAAGCCTTGTTGCTGACAGAAGCACGTGGCTTGATGCAGAAGGCAACATTGTAGATGCAGATAGTGAAGACGCTGTTATTACAGAGTTCGACTACTATGTATCGCTGATAACACAGCCTATTGTTCACTGGGATATTTTTGAGCAAAAAGTTCTTTGGGCAGATGCAGCAGGACGATTTAACTAAAATTAAAGATAAATCTATCCTTCTTATTCGCAACACAAAAGGAAACATTTTGAATCAGTTTTTTTGGTGGTTATTAAGAAAAGGAATGAATACTGAATACAACCATTGTCAACTTGTTCGCTCGTTTGAGTCAAATAAACGCTTGTATATTTGTGAATCCACTATTTCTGGATTTCATATTACAAGAACATTAGACCAATGGATAGCAGAACAAAAAACTATGCAACGGTCTTTTTCAGTAATTAACATGGGCGGCTTCGATGAAGGCAGGTTTTACACTATTCTTGGCAATCGTTACGATGCAAAATACTGGACTACTTTGCTAAAAATTTACTCTGGAGAAAAAAGTACTAACTGCTTTCAAAGCATTGCCTATATTTTCAATCTTCCAAACTGGTGGTTAGCTACCGCTAAAACATTTTATTAACAAACACATGACACACACACTCATCACCTTCCTGCTTGTGCTGTCTACGATGGCACAAGCCCAAGTTTTCAACCTCAACCCGATCTTCCAACCCAACAAAAGCATCAAAGATGCAGGCTGGAAAAGTCAGGCTCAATACTTCAACTTCAACAAAGAAGGTTATGAGTTGCTGAAATCCTACAAAGGCCAAAAGGCTTCGCTAAACATAGCAGGCATAGGCCAACTTGAATTGGAATTGTGGGAACCTCATTCACCTGATTTTATTGTTACCACATCGGATGGCAAATCAAGCCAACCAGCTAAAGGGTTTTACTTCAAAGGCTATGTAGCGGGTAAGCCTACCCATCTGGCTGCCATCAGCGTTTTTGAAAACGAAGTATTTGGTATGGTGTCTACTCCAAGCGGAAACTACAACATTGGGGTGATGGATAGAAAGTTCATTGGCAAAACCAATGCTCTACATGTAGTGTACAACGATATGAGTTTGCCAGAAAAGAATCCATTTAACTGCCACACACCTGATGGTGATTCCAAGCAGGAAGAGCAAATGTATGACAACAAATCCGCTGGTTGCAGAATTGTAAACAACTACTTTGAAATTGACAATCAGGGTTTCATTCAGAATGGTAGCAACATCACAACCACTACCAACTATGTGAATGGTGTGTTTAATATTATAAAGCTGCTGTATGCAAGGGATTTGATACAAGTTAATCTGAGCCAATTGCATATCTGGACAACACTTGACCCATACCCTGGAACTTCATCCGATGCTGCACTTACTGCGTTCAGAACAAGGATTCAAAGCATTACTTATAATGGCAACATCGCACATCTGATTTCATTGAAAGTTGGGAACTTAGGCGGCTTGGCTTACCTCAATTCACTATGCAGCTCAACAAGTGCCACCAATATTGCATACAGTAATGCGGCATTGAATTATTCTCAATTCCCTGTTTATTCGTGGACTGTTAATGTGATTGCCCATGAGATTGGTCACAACTTAGGTTCAAACCATACCCATTGGTGTGGATGGTTGTGGCCTGATGGAACACGCAGACCAATTGATTTTTGCGGAACTGTAGAGCCATTTGGTTCACCTACATGCTACACGGGTGCAAGAATACCGCAGTCTGGCACTATCATGAGTTATTGCCATACCAATGGAAGCATAGACTTCACACAAGGGTTTGGTGTGCTGCCATCTACATTAATGCGGTCAAGGGTAAGCACGGCTACCTGTCTGACTGGCTATCAGATTGAAGAGTACAGCATAACAGGAACCAGAAGGGTTTGCGCTGGCGGCACAATCAATTTAGGCGTGACAGGTATAACAGGTGCTACCTACCAATGGACTGGGGCAAATGGCTTTACCTCTACCAATCAAAGCATAAGCGTACCCAATGCCAGCGCATCTACTGTTGGAACCTACAATGTTGCTGTGACTAAAAACGGTTGCACACATACAGGCAAGGATGCCGTGGTGAGGTTGAATGGAAACACCAATGCACCATTTAGCCAAAACTTCGAAGCTGCTTCTGCAATACCAACAGGCTGGGAAGTTATCAATCCGAATGGAGACAACACTTGGTCGGTAACAAGTCTTGCTGGTGGCTTTGGCACGAGTTCAAAAAGCATAAGAGCGATGAACTACCCTTCGCCTAATTCAACAGGAAGGTTTGATAGTTTGTTCACACCTGTAATTTCATTAGGTGGCGTGGCCGCTTCACAACTCAGATTTGATGTGGCATATGCTCAATACACAGGAAGGGCTGACACCCTTACCATTTTAGCCTTGCTCAATTGCGGTACAAGCTATCAAGTTGTGTATCGTAAGGGCGGGGCTGAACTTGCAACTGCACCATCCCTTGTTAGTTCATATACTCCGACAGCATCTCAATGGAGAACGGAAACGGTAAGCCTTAGTGGACTTCCATCGGCTTCATCAGTTCAGTTTGTATTTGTTAGCCGTTCTGCTTATGGCAATTACATCTACCTGGACAACATAAATCTATCAACGGGTGGCGTTCAACCTCCTGCTTGTTCATTCACCTACTCAGCATGGACAGCCTGCGTGTCAGGTGTGCAAACCCGAACCTTTACCGCTTCACCTGCTGGATGTGTGGGAACGCCACCTGCGGATAGTTTAAGCCGCACTTGCAGCATTGTTGTTCCACCAGTTCAGCCATGCACTACCAATTTGCGCAACATCGTAAAGCCTACCAACGCTATAACGGCCATCGGCACAACTTCACCTGCTGGCGAAGAAGTAGCCAAAGCCATCGACAACAACACAGCCACCAAGTACTTGAACTTCCAAGGTGCAAATTCAGGATTGACAATTAACACAGACACGCTGGCAATTGTACGGGCTTTGGTGCTGGTATCGGCTAATGACGAAGCAACACGTGATCCACGTTCTTACCAGCTATCAGGTTCATTGGACGGGGTGAATTACACAGCCATTGCATCTGGTGCTGTTGCCTTGTTTACAGCTCGCTTCCAAGCTCAGGAAATAGCATTTACGAACTCAACTGCTTACAGGCATTATCGTTTGATTATCCCTACTGTTGTTGGTGGGTCGTGTGTGAACTGTAGTGTGATGCAAATAGCTGAAGTCAGGCTATTGGCCTGCGCTCCGAATGTAGTGGTTGAGCCGCAGCCATGCAACACATTGGTAGACGTAACACAGCCAAGTGATGTGGTTGAGATTGTCAATGGCTCCAGAGTTGACAGCAGGCCACCACCACTAAATGAAGAGCCTTACAGGGTTATTGACAATAGCGTGAACTTTAAGTACCTCAACTTTACAGGGCTTGGTTCAGGCTTTATTGTCAACGTGCCAAGAACGCACAGCCCCGTAGTTCAACTATCAATCACATCTGGCAATGATGCGCCAGAGCGTGATCCTGCCAGCTACAACCTGCAAGGCTGGAATGGCTTTGTTTGGGTTCAAGTTGCAACTGAAAGCGTTCCACTATTCACAGCCAGACGGCAGCGGGTTGTGTTGCCAGTGTTTGTCAATACCGTTAGCTACTCGAAATACCGTGTGACCTTCCCAACGCTTCGAGGTACATCGTTCATGCAGGTAAGTGAGGTGGAGTTGTTAGGGTGTAGTGGGCAGGCTATTAGCAGATTTGGCTATCCAAACCCTACCGATGGAATCACAGAAATTGACGGAATTAAATTTGACCTGAGTAAAATGCCTGCGGGTGTTTATTTAATTCGAGGGGTCAGGGTGGTGAAGAAATAGGTTTGCGTTTTTACGTAAAAATAGTGCGCAATATTGCGGGTATATCTTAGTTACCAGCAATGCCAGCGACCATGTTAAAACAACCGCAGTTGTGACTTAAAGTCATTAAAACGCTTTTCTTGTTTCTCATAATATTCTTGGTCTATTTCAAATCCTACAAAGTTGAACCCGCCTTTATAAGCTGCAATCCTACTGCTTCCACTTCCTAAATGAGTATCTAAAATCAAATCACCTTCAGTAGCGTATTTGTTTAAAACCCACTCATACAATTTTACAGGTTTTTGCGTTGGATGGAATCTATCTACAACTTCACATTTTCTAAAACCGCTCCACGTTAATTTTATTCTTCTTATTGAAGTTTTAAAGGAAGTCCAAGCAAGTTCACAATCAGCATAATCTCCCGATGTGTCTTTATCCCAAACTATCCAGCAACTACTATCGTAAGGCAATCGGCTTATAAAATGATTTGCACCCCAAACAATTTGATTTTTAGAAACCCTTAAAAGCTCATTCCAGTATTCAGAATTTGGAGCTTCATTATCCCAATCTTTTTTAGTATAAATCTTTGGCTTGCCACGTTTCCATTTCTCACTACTTACACCCCTACTTTCAAAGTTTGATTTACTTTCACCAATCCCATAAGGCGGGTCAACTATTGCCAAATCAAAATGATTATCAGAAAAGCGTTTTAATGCGGTTACACAATCTTCTAAATAAACCTCCGATGAAGGCACTGCTGGTAACACGTGCTTTGCAAAAGCGGGGGTTTCCGTTTTCAAAGAAACATCTGTATTAAATATATCATTCATCTTTCTAATTAAATTTAGTGGTTAAAAGCCCCGCCTTCGCAAAGCACCATACGTTACCCCTGCTTTTGATTATCATAGATTTCATCAGGGTTTGCCTCATCCTCAAGAAGGCTGCTGTGATATGTTTCTAAAAATTTACCAATAGCCATTTCAATCTGCAAGCTACCTGCCTGCCAGAAGAACTTGATAAAATCTTTATCGGTCTGTAAATGGCCAGAACGCACAAGGATTTCCTTGATGTCAATATCTGGTATGTCAAAGTCGAAATAACCTTCTTGCAGGTTGGTGTCAAACGCCACAGTGCCGTTAATGTAAAATTCACAGCCGTTTATACTTACTTCAAGCAGGGTGAAGTCTTCGAGGTATGGTTTTCTTTTCATGCGGCAAAGGTATAAAATAATTAACAAGTGCAAAAATATTTAATAAAATAAGGCAAAAAAAAGCAGGAAGGTTTTTATGCCCTCCTGCCTGAGTTCATTGGACAATGAAGTCATCCTCGATGATCCAATATCCGATGCCTGTCTGATTGGTTTAACTCTGAACAGCAGAGCTAAGAACCAAGCCGTTAACGCCTTCTAATGCGTCATTGGTCTTGAAGTAACCTTCACCAGCCCAAACGGTAAAGTTCTGGCTGTGTCGGTAGATGTAGGAACGCTCACATTCATCTTCTCGGATGTCGAAGTCAAGGGTCAAGCCTGGAACCTCAGGAACTGGCAATGTTGCCAACCAAGTGTTACCGATTTTAACGCCAAAGTTTCCAACATTCTTAAGGAATGGGATGTACTTAACCAGCCCAGGGAAGAAGGTGAAAACAGCATCATCATCCACTTCAGATGTAATCTGGCGTGAGCGATACCATTTACCCATCTTGGAAGTAATACCTCCAAAATCAATGCCTCCATCTTGGCAACAGTAAGCTGCGAATTGACGCTCCCAGGCGAGGAACCTGTCAAGTGCTCCCGTGTCAGAACCTACATGGATAGGTGTTCCTATCATGCCCAGATTGCCAAGTTGCTGAAGCATTCTTGAAATCTGGTCTTTGTTTGGCGCACCATCAGAACCCATTACGGTGAAGGTCTTGGTGTTAGAACCATCTTCCCACTTACCGTAGTTAGCGGCCAAATAGTCAACAACGTCCTTATCAATGCCTTCCAACACAGCTCTTCGGTCAAACAAGATTGATTGGCCGATTTCACGGATGACAGACAAAGAAGTTTGAGCCATACCATTTTCAAAGGTGGCTTGTACTGACTTGTTATCGGAAAGCCTCAGACCTAAGTTCTCAAGGTTTGAATACTCTCGGCAAAAAGTACGGACGGTTTCGATTTCAACAGAACCAGTAATTTCACGGTATCCGTCAATTTCAATTGTGTCCTCTACATACGGATTTGGATCACCTTCAAAACATCCACCTGAATCAGATGAAGAAGTTTGAGAGATGATTGAAGGACGTTTGAAAGCGACACGGGCGGTACGAATGTGGCCAGATTCTGCGATTGATCGCACTTCTGGGCCTTGTCGAACGTTATCGGGGTCGTGTAATGCAAGCAATGCACCAGCAGATAAACCTCTGGTAGGGCTTGCGTTCTCCCCGATTACGTCCATTAGGGTGAGCAATAATGCAGGGCATATATTGGCACCATTGGTTACAACTGACATAATAGTTGATTAAGAAAGTAATGGAGTAACCAACTACAGCAGTCAGGAATTTTATTTTACATCGCTCAAAACTTTGTTTAAAGCGGCAAAATTAATACTCTGAGCCTTTGTTGGCTTATCACCTGCCATAGCAGGTATGTGTGCCACTGGTGTTTTGGGGAGGTTTGCGTTACCAGTTTTAGCAAGCCCCTTTTCTTGAATTACAAGAGAAACCAAAGACTCAAGCGTTACCTCACGGTTGTTGCTATCAAACACTTTGGCGGTTGTGTCGGAAGACTTCCGCAAAGTTAGTGAACCATTTTCAGAATGCAAAGCCCCGCCAATTTCAGCCAGCTTTGAATTTAGCGATGTTTTAAAAACAACATCCCTAAGTTCAGGGGCAATTGCATCATTCCAGTTAATCTTATCCCTGTATGAATTAAGCTTATTGCCCAGGTCATAATCCTTCAACTGGTTTTCGAATTGCGACTTCTGGTTAAGGATTGTTGCGTTCAAATCTTCAACAGATTTGTTAGCGGCTGCCAGTTTAAACTGCAAGTCCTTCAATGCGTCCTTGTCCGCACCATCTGTTTTGGCCTCCTTCAGCTTTTCGGTCAAGGCTTTTACTTTCGTCAAGCCTTCCCTCATTCTGGCTCCTGTTTCCTTGTGGGCTTTCACTTCTGCTACTTGCTCCTTGTCAAGAATCAAAGAAATTTGCTCAAAAAATGATTGCTCAAAACCTGGTGTGAACTTTGACTTGACAGCCTCATAAACCCTGTCATTGGCAATGGCTGCATCTACTGTCATCAGACCTTTTGTAATTTTTTCGGCAATCTCAACGTCCAACTCCGTTGTAATACCTGCAACAGCCTTGAGCCTTTCATCGGCAGGATCAAGCCCAACCTTCTGGGCAAAATCCATAAGCAATTCACCAACCTTATTCATTGCCTGTCAGGTTTTCAATTTCGGCCTTCAGTTTATCGGATACAGAAACCTTCTTGGTTCTTGTCTGCTTGGGTGCTGGTGTTTCAACTACATCAACTTTTGATGCAGGGTTGGCTAAGGAGGCAACAGATGCATCGGCAGCATTTAGCAACTCCTTAACCTTGTCAAGGCCGCCTGCTAAGGTGATAAGGTTATTAAATTCACGGCTGCCTGCTACAATAGCATCCTGCGGGCTTTTAGCCGTCTTCATGAAGCCCCTGCGTTTGTTTTCAGGCAGCTTCATTTGAGTTTCTACAAACTTCTTAGGTAGATACTTTTCAATGACTTGACCGCTTCGATTGTATCCAATTACTTTTATCAGTTCCATATTTGCGATTTTTTGTGAAAAATTATTTCAAATGCAAATATAGTTCAAAGCAATTCACATTACCAAAAAGGCAACTATCCTGAAATTCAGGATAGTTCAGAATTAAATCAAATCAGAAATATCCAAAGGCACGTTCTGGATAGTGTGCTTGATTGTGGACGGGTTACTGATGCTTGATTTGGCCTGATGGCAGACCTGGGGAATAATGGCATGAATTGGATAGTGTTTCTGCAAGGCAACTAAGTGCTGGTCTATTGAGCCTCGCATTTCAGATGTAGCTTTTAAAACCTTTTGTAAAAATGGATAACCAATAATATAGGCGTGTGTATGCCAAGCATTATTTACTTGAAAGCAAAATTCGCTTTCCTGTTTAATGGTGTCTGGAATTGCTTTCTTGTTAGTGTGATCATAGCATCCAAAATAAACCATGTAAACCAAATCAACTGTGTCAAAATCCAATTCAGGATATAATTCAAATCGTGCGTCATCTTCAAGGATTAAAACAGATAGATATTTGTTTTTAATCATATCCTTCCAGATAGCCCGATGGCTGGCAAAGCATCCTATCTCTCCTTGGCTAAAGTTGCCCTTAATTGGAAAGTCAGCGTCACCCGCTGTCAAGGCTTCAAACCTTACAGGCGGGTTGCCATGCTTATCAACCAGCCCTATTTGCTTAAAGTGGTCTTTGGCCGCATTGTTGCGGGTTACTGACTTCCGCAGGTTGATGTAATAGATTTTGTCGACTCGTAATTGCATCATTTTATTACAAGGGTTTTTGATTCTTCCAAATGAGCACCCTGAACCATAATGTTATTTTTCAAGTCTTCCTTAATTTTGGCAGTATAAATCTTAACCTCAATTTTTTCAAACTTGTATTGGTCTTCAATAAGAGAAAAATCGGTAATTAACTTTTGACGCTGCTGAATAAAGACCGACCTGCCTGCCATCATCCCTTCGTCATATTTAAACTTGCCAAACTTATCAACTGCCATAAGCAGGTTAGACCGCAAGTTCTCAATAACCTTCAGGTTCTGGTTGACCTTGGTTTCCAGTCTGTCAATGTTTGCCCTTATACCTTCGTTAGCCAACGCTAAGGAATCAATTACTTGCAGGTAGGCTTGTACCTTGTCTTTGGCCTCGGCCTCGTTGTACTCCCATGCCTCGGTAAGTTCTGAAATGTCACCATCTAATTCTTCTGCTTGTTGCAACAATTCAAGTTTGTCGTGGATGATTTCGTAAAGTGATTTGCTCATGATTTGATTGATTATTTTTGCAAATGTAAATTAAATTTATGGAACATAAACAAAAAGTGAAAAATATTTTAATTAGTTACATTTGCCGTATGAATAGACCATCCACCAAGTTCATATCAACCCTCCTTGATAACAGGGTTGCACTGGCGGCTGAATTTACAAGCCTTAACTTTTTACTTGCTACCAGCCTATTCAATGCCAATGGGTACAGGCTGCAAGTTAGCACTACGGTAAACGGCCTTCAAATTATACCAAATGCAGGCAAGACGGGCTGGTCTTACTATTTCATACTGTTAAGCATTACAGACCCTAACTCATGGCGTATCTACGTCCATCAGCCAACCTTGACTAACTTCATAAGTGAGTTAATTGATGAAACTGGATTTGAGGCAGAAGGATTTTACGATTACACGTTCATATCTGATTACGAATATAATCCAGACTACCAGCTGCTAATTGAGCAGGGGGATGAAATATGCGCAGGGGCAACAAAAGAGTCCTTAAATGTTTACTTGAATCCTGCTGAAACCTATTATTACAATGTAGCTCTGGTCAATGAATCAAATAACATTGTTAATTCCAATATCGGGGGCTTGTCCGTTGACCAGTCAAGGGTGGTTACAATTGAAGTAGTTAGCCCATTATCCAGACCTGAACTGAGCCGCAAGTTCATCAACAACAAGGCAACTACAGACCTGCCTGTTTTAACAGCATTCGCAACTGTTAATGGCCAGCCATTTGGCAACATAGCAACAGGGGCGCAGGTGACCCAAATTGGTTTGATACTTAGCCAGATTTTTTCCAACACCGACATCACGCTAACCAGCTACATAAACCTGGACGGGTTTGAAACATGGAGGGTGCAATTCAATTACAGCGAATTGGGGCTTGAAAATATTGAGGAGGTGTTCTGTACGCCTGAAATAGAGATAATAATTTGCCCTGACTTTGCAAGCGATGAGGATATTATCACTGGCTATCCATTTATGATAGCCGATTTTGGTTCTTCATTTGTTGACGTACAGGAATCAGGCATTTACGAAACTATCTATGGCCTAAATACAGTTGCTAAATTTTGGTCATGGACAAATGGAAGTGATGGAGAAAGAAGGTCGCTAATAAGCTACCTGTCTAATGAGTTCAATCAGTGGAATATGGGGGTTGTGTTTTTAGAGGATGACTTAAAAACCCCTACGCTTTACAGGTTATATCCTTTAGCTGGCTATCAATATCTATATGATACTTTTGATACTAATATTATACTTGCCTCAAATTCAATAAATAATTCAGACTACCTTGATTTTGAAGTTAGCCAACAATACACTTTTGGATTTACGCTTGCTACCTCTATCCCTGCAACACAGGGGCTAATTGTAGCTAATAGGCAGGCTTACCCAGTTTCATTTCTGCAAGCAACCGAGTCTGATATTTGGGATGTATTAATTCCAGTTGCAGACCGCTATAAATATTTGGCAGCGATAAATAATGACGCATTATTAATTGAATCTGGAAGCGTGATTACAGGAACACCTAATTGGCAGGTTGATAAAGACTATGTTGATTTTATAACCCATCCTCAAATCACTTCCTTCCAGCCCATGATATTTGAAGGCGTGAAGCTTTCAGCAGGCTTTGACAGGCAGCCCTACCTGATGACTACATCAGTTAGCAATTGCGTGGACTGCAACCCGTACACCTTTGTCTGTGTAGATATTCCAGCAGATATTGAGGAAGGTTGCTATCGCTTAATGGTGTATGAATTTACTGGCCAGATTGAGCCACTTGCCATCTCTGATATTTTCAGTTTCAAAATCCAGTCGGAAGAAAGTAAAATGGTTGAGTTCTCGGACGAAAACGGGGCATGGGGTATTGAATATCTGCGAGGTCAAAAGCAGAAATACAGGCTTGAATTGTTTATGGGCAACCCTGAGCAGGTAATCACAGAATCAAGTTACAGGCAGTCCAATGGCGTTCACAGGCTCGGACAGATAGCCTTAGACAAGCAATTGACTGTGAACACAGCATGGCAGCCTGACAAGTTTCATGAGGCTATGTTTTTTGCAACTAAACATGAAAAGCTAATAATTGATGGAAAGATTTATATTTGCGTGTCGGAATACACAACTGAGACACCATTGGACAACTCAAGTTCGGAAGGCTATAACGAGTTAACAATAGGCCAGTTCAAAGTTGTCGCTCAGAGGTTTGCGCCTCTCAAAAATCAAAATTTCAAATGCTGAAATGGCTTGCAATACGTCAAATTGTAACATCGATCCATGCTACTCCATTGAGTGCTGCGATGTTGACTACGAAGGCAGAATCATTGATTTAATCTTTGTTAAAAAAAGCACTACGCTTAATAAAACAACGGTTGAGTTATTCATGACTTCAATCCTTCAGGCAGAGGCAGACGGTGAGGCTATCATTCTAAGAAATGTGAATGGTGAACTACCGCTCCCAGATACTGCTGAACTATTGGGAAGGGGAAGGCAACAGAGCTACCCTGGACCACATACATTTACTTTGACTGCTGATGAATTTTCCGTTGTAAACAACATACAGTTTTACAACGACTTCAGAAGGCAGACAAATAAATATGACCTCTACTTTGTTTCTCCCAATGTGATTTGGGATGCATCTGGAAATGCAATCAACTTCAAGGGTGCGCCTGTAATCCAGAAGGACATCAACACGTACATTCAGGGTCAGGCTATTGTAATGTGGGTTACTCAATACATCCCATCTGCAACGGTTTGCTTCGATGACAACACCTTCAATATTTGCCCTAACCCAATAATCCAAAAAGGCAATATTGACTATTCAGGCGAGGCCATTACTTTGGAGGTAAACGGTGACCCAGTACAGATTGCAACAATTACAGCGGTTAGTCCTTACGATGGTGTGACGCTTGATAATCTGGTGTGGAGTGTGGAGGAAGACCCCGCCAAACCTTTGCCAGCTTGCGTAACTGTAGATGACAACTTGGAAAACGGCTCAGTAATATTTACTGCTGCTGGTGCGTGTCCTACTTCTCTGTCACCTTATACGGTTTACATTGTTGTTTCAAATGCTTCAGGTTGCCTTGAATCTAAGGTTCCAATCACAATCACATTAGTTGATGCTTAATCCATCAGATGTGTTGACAATACTTGAGCAGGGGGCTTTTATGCCCTCTGTTCAGGCAATGTCAACTAATTACCAAGACCGCAAGTATCACTTCACAGGCGAATATCCTGAGAAGTTACTTAATACGTTTCGGCCAAACGAAGAAGAATGGCAGAAGGATTATAGGCGGAACAATTTTAAGGCAAAGAACAAATCCCTGATTGAAAAGCTGATTTCGCTATTTCAGAAAATAGGGCAAAACAACGATTGGCGTATCTCATTTGAAGATGATTTTCAAAAGACAGGGGTTAATCCCGAAATGCTGTCTGTTGAAAATCTGCTTACACAGGAAATACCCCACTTCAAGAGCCTTGAAAACTTCCTATTTGATTACCTGCTGAAATTGTGGATGGAAGACCCTGGGGCATTGCTTTTGCCAATGGTTGACAATCCAACTAAGATACTTACTTTTTATTCGCCTAACGTTCTTTACAGGTACGAAGAAAACTTTGTAGTCCAAAAGTCAGTTGGCTACCTGCCAGAAACGGGCAAGCCAGGGGTTGAGGTCTATGCAGGCGGCAAGGGCTACCTGTATGTCTTCTTTAAAAAAGAAGGCAAAAAACAAGCTGGTCGGGATGAATATCAACTTAGGCAAGAATATATCTTAGAAGGAAATCCATTTGTTGAAGTTGGTTCCATTGTAGATTACTTTGACGAATATAATCAGCCAGTTTACAAATCACTCATTGACCCAATTGTTCCAGACCTCAATGATCTGGTTGAAAGAAATAGTGACTTAGGTGTAATATGGGCAATGCATGCCCACCCTAAACATTGGCAGGTTAGCACTCATGAATGTTCCAATTGCAAGGGTACAGGATACGACAGAAAACGGTCTAATGAAATATGTAATACCTGCAAGGGTTCAGGCCAGCAGGTAGAGAGCCCGTTTAATGTTCTGATATACGGCCAACCTAAGTCAACAGTTGATGCAACTACGCCTATACAGCTACCTAACCCTCCTGCTGGCTACGTAGAGCGTCCAGTTGAACTCATTGATAAGTTTACTCAGGCCGTTGAACAGGCAGGCTTCAATGCCCTTTCTATGCTTAATCTGGAATATCTAGTTAAGGTGGGCATGAACCAGTCTGGCAAGGCTAAAGAATATGATAGGCAAGACATAAACGCTTTATTCTACAATGTAGCTTTTTATCTGGCATCAAAATACTCAGAGATTGCAACTGTGATAGTCCTGCGAACTATACCAGGTTTGCGTGATCCTGAAATGATGCCGTACATATCTAATGAGCAATTGTCTAATTTGCTGCCAAACGTTTCAATACCTGAAAGCTTTGATGTGATTACTATGGAGGCTGCAAGTGAGGCCTACAGCCAAGCAATTAAGGACAACCACAGCCCTATCATAGTCAGGCAGCGTGAAAGAGATCTCGTCATGAAGCTGTACGGAACCAACGAACAGGTTGAAGATGTTGTTAAGCTGACTGAGTTAATTGACCCGCTTCCATTCAGTCAAGAGGTCAAGACGTTAGTATACAACAACAGAGGCTGCACCCAATTTGACTACATCCTATCAACCAACCTGCATAAGTACATCAACATGGTGTTGAAGGATTATACGGAGAACGACATAGAAGAATCAGAGATAATTGAATCTGTGAAGGCTCTTGCCAACGCTGACATGGCAACTATTAATCAGGCTAATGTGGCTCTGTTTGAGTAGATATTGACCTCTACAACTTCCCTGGCTTAGTGTGGAAGTCAACGACACATAGCGTGTTGTGGGGCTTGTAATTCCTTACCTTAGAATCATGCACATGGATGGCGTGAACGTCCTGCGATACGTTCCTGACCTTATAACCTGCTTCCCTTAATCGCTTGGTGAATAGCCAGTCACAGCCCAGTTGCCCAAGGTAGAAATCTACGTCCATTGAAGGGTTAATTTTGCCCTTAAAAATCCATGCATCTTCTCCCGTGTTGACTATTGCCCCATTGGTTTCATAGCGGCTCAATTCAAGGCATTCAAACGGTTTGAAGGTGTAACCAGTTAGCTTCTCAAGCCCCGAATAAATTAGGTCTGTGTTGGCAATTATGCTGATTGTTTCGGCATCCGCATAAAAGTTGGCTGCGTGGATGAAGTCATTGTAGGTTGGCCTGAACTCACTTGGTCTGGATGGCTTTATTGCGTTCGTTTCAACCCGCTCAAACTTGCCCTTGTACTTCAGGATTGTGATTTTCGGGCTGGGCGGGAAGAACACCCTAACGGAATTGTCGGCCAAAATAATTATCTGGTCAATGTTTGGGTTGGTTACAGCGTGGCTTAGGCACTTGACATATTCTGTCACTCGTTCCTTTTTGGCCTCATTGAACCAGTTAATTAGGAGGTTAATTTTGGTCATGGCATATAGGCTAAAATGTCAAACTGATCCCCTTCCATCGGCTGCCATTCGTAAATGTTCCTAACTGAATAGCCTAAGTCATTCAGCAATTCCAAAAGTTCCTTAAATGATGAACCAGCTCGGGCAAGGTGTCCGTGGTTTACTTCGATAACCATGGTAGGGTGAATCATGGCAAGGTAATCAAAATTCTGATAAATAAAGGCAGGTTCCCATCCTTCAATGTCAAGTTTGATAAAATCAACATCGCCTTTATACTGGTTTAAAAAAAACAGGTCTTTTGACCCTGAACCAGATACAATCCTACTTGCCCCTGGGTTGTCAACATTTACATCCCAATCAATTTTTGCTTGGCTGCTCAATGATATGCCAGCTGCCATATTTAGGCAATTAACATTAGATAAAACTAAAGCCTCACAATTCAATTCTAAGCAACGAAAAGCCACATCATTAGGCTCTACTGCCAAAACCAGCCCATTAACGCCTACAGCCCTGCTGTAAGCCACCGTATGGTCTCCTATGTAGGCTCCAAGGTCAACTACAATCCCGCCTTTGGGTATGTGCTTCAAAATTTGCGGCAGAAGGTTTTGGTCATGGTCAAGCCTGCCTGCCTGAATCGCCCAACGGGAAATAAACTGGTCGGAGTCAATTACCCAAAAGCCATAGGTTGTTTTAATTGGTTGCATTTTTTCTTAAATCTTTGTAAAACCTGGGTGCATTGGCTGCTGTCAACAGCTTTTTGTTTTTGGCGTTGTCCTCAATCATGAGCCTTGAATCTTGCGTAACCGTGTCAAGATGCGACACAAGCAGTTCAATGTTTCGCCTAACCCTATGGTAGGCAAACCCGTGTTTTTTGCACATCGCAAACAAGGTTAAGTGGCTGATGGTTTTTTCCATTTGTAAAATTATTTAATTTATTTTTTGCAAAGTTATCAAACAGATTTATATTTGCAAAAATTAATTTAAAAACGATGATTGAACAACCAAAAGAAAAGGACATCCACAGCCAGAGGGAGATGATCCTGCACCATTTAAAAACTGGCAACTCCATCACGCCAATTCAAGCCCTTCAAGTATTTGGCTGCTTTCGGCTAAGTGCAAGGATTTGGGATTTACGCAACGCAGGCCATGCCATTGAGATGGTCATGGTCGGGCAGAAGAAGCGGTATGCCAGGTACTTCATGCCTGAGTTTTTTAAGGAGAAGAAAGAAGCTGAAAATCAATTGAAAATTCAAAACCAAAAGTTATGTTAAAAATGAAAAAACCAACAATCAATTACCATTCACAGGTCGTGGCTCAAAACATTATCTGTGACCCCGATTACGCCAATTATTTGATTTCATTGAATCACCAAAACAGGAGGTTAGTACCTGACCGAGTGGCTCACTATGCTAATGAAATCACAAACAACAAATGGAAGAATAACGGAGAAACCATAAAGGTCAGTAAATCTGGCAGGTTGCTTGATGGACAAAATCGTTGTCATGCCATTGTTAAGGCTAACATAGCTATCCCTATACTTTTGGTGACCAACCTTGATGATGATGTATTTGACACCATCGACACGGGAAAGAACAGGAACGGTGCAGATGTGTTGTCTATTCAAGGAGTAAAAAACGACACATCCATTGCAGCATCAATTAGGTTGTTTTTACTGCTCGAAAGAAACAACTATTCAGGTTCGATTAATAAGGTGCATAAAGTTACTAATCAGGATATATTGGATTTTTACAATAAAAAACCTGATTACCTGCAAGACCTGACTAAGTGGTCACATAGGACAGCAGCATTGCTCAACAATCTGGTAACAAATTCAAAAATAGCAGCCTATGCGATGTATTTTGAAAATTATTCATCGGATGAAATTGCAAGGACATTTTTTGAAAAACTGCTTGGAGGCAGTACAGAAATCCATGCGTTTCAACAATTTAGGTCAATGATGATAAACTCAAAGGTAACCAGAAACACCATCAAGGCCACCTACTTTCATGCCTATCTGGTTAAGACCTTCAACAACTACCTGATGAATAAACAGAACGCAAGGATTTCATACGACCAAAATAAAGAACAGATGCCTATGCCAATAAACATAAGCGACAGAATAGTTTTCAATCGCAATTAACTATATTTGTAACGGCTTAACGCCCCCAATTGGTAACTGGGTTTAATAAAATTCAAATGAAAAACTTTAACAGCCTCCCCTGCTTATTAACCTGTACCCCCGAATTTGGGTGTTACCAACAGGCCAACGGTAGGGGAGGTTTGTTTTTATGAACAAGTCCTATTACGCTGTTATACCTGCCGATGTGAGGTATAACCCCAACCTCCCAGATGGAGCCAAGTTGCTCTTTGGCGAAATCACCTGCCTGTGCAACGAAAAAGGCTACTGCTGGGCAAGCAATTCTTACTTTGCTGAACTGTATCAAAAGAGTGCTGACACCATTAGCAGGTGGATAGCGTGCTTAAAAAAAGAAGGGTTTATAGATTCTGAGCCGAACATTGAACAAGGCAATGCAAGGCGTATTTACCTATCGGCAAAAATGCCTATACCTATCGGCAAAAATGCCGAGAGGGTATCGGCAAAAATGCCTATACCTATCGGCAAAAATGCCGAACATAATATTAAATATAATATTAAACTTAATAATAAAAATATGGGGGAAGCAAAAAACGAGTTTTTGCCGCACCCACCCCAGTTTAAAAATTTAGAAAATCAAACAACAAATGATGAACCAACCCCTTACCTAAATACCAATCCTGAAAATTCATTTATTGCGCCCGCCCCGCCAAAAATTGCCTCCCAAAAAAGTTACAAGCAATGGAGCGAATTAGAACTAATGGCAGACATTAAAAGCCATTTGGAGTCAGGCGAAATTCAAGGGTTGACAAAAGACATTTGCCGAGCGTTCTACGATTACTGGAGGGAACCAGCAGCAAGTGGAAGGCACAGGTTTAACTTGGAAAAAACCTGGTCAACTTCGCTAAGGCTGCAAAGGTGGGTTAGGACGAACTTTGAAAAGAATTTTACAGGACAATCACAAAATGAAAAAGAAACGGAATCTAATCGAAAAGTGTTAAAATGAGAAAAAACAATCAAAACCAAAACCTGCTACTGCAATTAGGCGGCAAAATGCCCCCTCAGGACATTGAACTGGAACGAGCCGTATTAGGTGCTATCTTAATTGAAAGCAAGCTGGCAATGAAGGCAACTGGCGGATTATTCAAGCCTGAAATATTCTACTTCGATACACATCAACACATAGCTGAATCTATTGTTGAGATTGTCAAGGATGGCGGCAAGGTTGACTTGCTAACCGTAATGGCCAAGCTTAAAGAAAACAAGCAATTAGAAACCGTTGGCGGCCTGTCTGCACTTACGCAATTAACCAGAGGGGTAAACAGTTCAGCACACATCGACCAGCACATCCAGATTATTTACGAACACTACATTAAGCGCAGCCTGATTCATATTGCGATGCAAACTGAACAGTCTTGCTATCAGCCAGAAACGGACGCATTTGATGCGATGCAGGAAGCGGCTAAGTCAATCAGCGGATTATTTGAAGGCGTGAATAATGGTAACCAGATGACGATGAAGGAAGCCGTAGCAGAGGCGGCCAAAGAAATATTTGCCCGAAAAAATCAGCAAGGCATTACAGGAATTGATTACGGCTATCGGGCATTGAACGAGGCTACAGGAGGTGCAGTACCTGGTGAGCTTATTATCATAGCTGCAAGACCAGGGATGGGCAAGACAGCATTTGCCATCAACCTGGCCTGCAAGATGGCCGAAAAGGTAGGTGTCGGGTTTCTCACAATGGAGATGAAGGTAAACGGTCCAGGTGAAATAATGGACAGGATTGTAGGAATGTACTCAGGGCTGGACACGATGGACATTAAGCGTTTCGTAGGTATGGAAGGCAAAGAACACAAAATCAATGAAGCACTTGGCAAAGCCTACGAGCTTAACATAACCTTCGACAGCACAAGTAGGCCAAACGAACAGCAAATCAGGCAAAAACTATTTGCCATGCACGACCAAGGGTGTAAAGTGTTTTTTGTTGATTACCTTCAAATGGTTCAATCGGCCTCAAAAAGCAAGATGCCAAACCGTAACAACGAAATTGGCGAAGTTTGCGCTGTCTTGAAGCAAACGGCAAAGGACTTAAACGTGCCAATCATTCTACTTTGCCAGTTGAGCCGTAAGGTGGAAGAAACGACAAACAAGATACCTAACCTAAGCCACCTACGTGATTCAGGGGAGATTGAGCAATACGGGAATATCATCTTTGGATTGTATCGGCCAGCCTACTACAACATAAACACATACAGCGATTGCAACACGAAGAACCTTCTGGTAGCCATTCCACTTAAAAACCGTTCAGGATCACTTGCAGAAATCTGGCTAACTTACAACCTATCAAGCCAGCTAATAAGCAACTACCAAGAGGTTAGCCTTGATGAGAAAGCCTCGATACTTAAAGAAAAAAAGAACCTTAGCTTTTTTGACGAAGGATGAAAACACTAATTGCCATTGACCCAGGCACAGACACTGGGCTTTGCGTTTACCGAAATCGCAAAGACTTTGAACTGCATACCCTGACAATCATCGCAGCCATTGACATGGTCCGAAAGTTGCACGAAACGGAAACAATCAAGGTTTACATTGAAAACCCCAACCTTCGCAAGTGGTTTGGAGCCACAGGCCGTGAAAAGCTACAGGGAGCAGGCAGTATAAAGCGTGACTTTGCCATCTGGAAGGAAGTGTTCATAAGCTACAAAATTGAGTTCGTGGAACTAAGCCCAGCCAACATCAAGGGCTTGAAAATGAACCAGACCAACTTCAATCAATTGACTGGCTACATGAAGAAGTCCAGCGTACACGCCAGAGATGCAGCCATGATGGTTTGGGGGCGGTGAAAAAAAAGTTATAATTATTTTTAAAATAGTTTTGCAAATGTGAAACCGTTTTGTACCTTTGAGCCGTTGAAACAATTACAAATCAAAAACGCAAAGACAATGGCAACTCAATTAACAAACATTTTTGGAATACAGCAAGGAGATGTTATTTCATTTACAAATAAAATTGGAGCAAGTGTTTCAATTAAAGTTGGTAGGGTAGAGCAAGTAAGCTGGTATACCGAAAACGGTTTCAGGAACAGCTTTGGCACTCTTGCTCAATATTCAAAGCTAAAAAACTTTACAATAACAAAACAAGGGGCTTAATGCCCCATTCAAAACTTTTCAAACCGCAACTTAATTTCAAATCAATATGGCGATTAACGCAACAAACGAAGGCAAGCCGAGGGAACTAATCCCAGCAGGCAATTATGTAGCGAGATGCTACCAGATGATCCATATCGGATCAGTTACCGAAAACATCATGGGCGAGGAGAAACTCCTAAACAAAGTGAGAATCGGTTGGGAACTTCCAACTGAACTACGGGTGTTCAAAGAAGAAAACGGAGAACAGCCTATGGTGACTTCCAAAGAGTTTACCCTGAGTATGAACGAAAAGGCAACGCTTCGTGCCATGCTGCAAAGCTGGAGGGGCAAAGCCTTCACTGAGGACGAAGCAAAATGCTTTGACATTACTAAGCTTTTAGGCGTTCCTTGCATGCTTAACATCATTCACGAAACCAGCAAGAAGGGCAGCGTGTATGAAAAAATTGCTGGAATAACCCCAATGCCCAAGGGAATGGTTTGCCCTCCACAGGTCAATCCCACTGTTAAGTGGGAATATGACAACCCCGATTGGATGTTCTTCGAAATACTTCCCCAATTTATTCGGGAAAAAATAGAAAGCAGCAAGGAATACAAGGCACTTGCAGCCAAAGCAGTTGCGGCTCAAAAGGAACCAGCAGCTCAGCCAATACCGCCAATGAACCCTGGTGCATCTGAGTTTGATAACTTCATGCAATCTGCACAAGTCGAAGAACTGCCATTCTAATGCTGACCATCTACATCACCTCAAGCCAAGCCGACCTTGAATGGTTGGCTTGGTCACTTCAGAGCATTGACAAATATGTTTACCATCAATGCGATGTCATTCTGGAATTGGCAATGCCCGCCCAGGACATGCCTAACTTTCAACTTCAGAACCACAACCTGAAGATTACTACCTGCATGCCGTGGAAGAATGACTACATCGGCCAACAGTGGCGCAAGCTAACCTTTGCCAATCGGTTCAATATCACACCAAGTTGCCAGATTCTGTTCATGGATTCAGACTGCTTGTTTACCAGACGTATGTCGGAATATGAACCGCAGACATGGCCTTGGTACTACACCCGCTATGAACTGGTTGGAGATGCTATCTGCTGGAAGCAGCCCACGGAAAAGTTCAGGAAGAAACAGGTAGACTTCGAGTTTATGAGGCGTTTGCCCCTTTCTGTCAAGTCAGTATCCTTGAAAGCCTTTGTCGATGACTACAGGGGTGCTAACAGGCTCAAGAAGTACATGGAGAAGCAGACGGCCTTCTCAGAGTATAACGCCTTAGGTTCATGGCTATTCGATTGTGACAGCTCTATAAACTTTCTCAACACAGAACTTGTAACCGAGTTGTATGACAACCCAGTTAAGCAGTTTTGGAGCCATGCCATCAGGCAACCAGACTTCGACCCAATCAGGGCTGAGATTGAGGCAATTTTAAATAGTTGAAAATAATTGCAAAATAATTTTGCAAATGTGAAACCATTTTAGACCTTTGCCACGTATTACAATTACAAACCAAAAATCACACGGAAATGAAAACGACAAACAACGCAGCAATTGACCAATTCATAATTGAAGCCATATTGGTTAGCCCAATTGAAAAAATTCTTTCTCAATTAAATGAAGGACAATTTAGGGATTGCGACATTAAATGGCTCGACAGCAAACTTGAAACTTTTGTTGACTTTGCAGCTAAAACCTTTGGAATAAAAACAGCTACAATTCGACAAGCTAAAAGTGTTAAACCTGCATACATGAATGATTATGCAAAACAATACTACACAAAGTATTTTAATTCACTTTTAAACTACTTCAAAAGCCTGTAACATGCTCCAAGCCACCATTACCTTCCAGTTTAGCGTCCAGGTTGACGCTGAACTGGACTCCATGCCAGCCTTCATTCGTGAGTTAAACCAGCTGGCCATGCAATCACAGATTGTTGCCCCATTGGGCTTAAGCCAGATGAAGTTTAGCTATGAGGCTACTTCCAAACCATCCATCGAAACCATTAAAATTTTACAAAATGATGACAACGCCTAAAACCTGGTTCGCAACGTATAACCACGATGGTGAATACCTGCGCCACTACGCTCCGCACATTGCCGCTGATCTATGGATTGAGTCACGAGGCTTCTCGTTGCTAATCCACTACTGCGGAACGGATATCAAGATTGACGGCAAGCCCTACCTGCTCCTGAAGGAGCAAGCCCAACACGCTATTGATGCAGCAGGCATCATAGATTACACCAACGAACTGGTAAACTACACCATTGCCGAACACGTGATTGCAAGTTTGATTGAAAAAGCAAATCAGGATGAACAATAACAACAACCCGCTCATCAAGCCCAGGAACATTGGCAAGGAGCTTATATGGATAGCCATTATTTGGGTCGGATATTCTGCCTACCATTTCTCGAAGCATGGCCTTGACTATCGCAGCTTGGCAATTGGAATAATTTTGGTAGCCTCAATTATTTGGGGTTATTTTATCCTGAGAAAATAAAAATGGTTTTTGGTTAATTTTAGTGTAAGGTTTCATTTGTAAAGGCCGTTTGCATTGCAGGCGGCTTTTTGTTTTATATTTGCAAAAAAAAGGCCATGCCATTAAAACAAGGATATTCAGCTAAAACTGTGAGTAAAAATATCAAGACTGAAATGAAGTCTGGTGTTAAACAGAAGCAAGCAGTTGCAATTGCCCTAAGTGTTGCGAAAAAAGCTAAACGCAAAAAGAAGTAATGGCAGAAAAGAAGTTTCAAACAAAGGTTGGTGACCGCACAGTTAAGTTTGGGGCGAAGGGTTACACAATCGCACCTGGCACACCCAAGGGCGATGCCTACTGTGCGAGGTCTGCTGGCATCAAGAAGTGCAAGAACCCACCATGCCCGAACGACCTGAGCCGAGAGGCGTGGGGGTGCGTGGGCAAGAAGTCAGTTAAGTCAAAGGCGAAAAAGTTTAAACGAACATAACATGAAAACAGGATTGTATGCCAACATCAATGCGAAGAAGAAACGCATTGCAGCAGGGTCAGGAGAGAAAATGAACAGGGTAGGTTCTAAGGATGCCCCAACGGCAAAGGACTTCAAGGAGGCAGCTAAGACGGCCAAGAAGCCAAAGGCTAAGAAAAAGAAATAGACCTTATGCAGATAGTTAAAATCAATTCAATCAAAGCAAACCCAAGCAACCCAAGGCTTATCAAGGACGATAAGTTCCATAAGCTGGTACAGAGCCTTAAAGACTTTCCAGAGATGGCAAAGGTCAGGCCGATTGTCGTTAATGCCGACATGGTTATTCTTGGTGGCAATATGCGGTTCAAGGCCATGCAGCAAGCGGGTTGGAAGGAAGCACCTGTTGAGGTTGTCAATTGGCCTGAAGAAAAGCAGCGTGAGTTTATTGTCAAGGATAATGTCGGCTTTGGCGAGTGGGATTGGGATATGCTTGCAAACGAATGGGAAGCTGAAGATTTAGAAAAGTGGGGTTTAGATGTGCCTGTTTTTGAAGAAGAAGCAGAAGCCGAAGAAGATGATTTTGCAGTTCCTGATGGCGGCATTGAAACAGATATTGTTTTAGGTGATTTGTTTGAGATAGGAGAACATAGGTTGCTTTGTGGGGATAGTACGGATAGCGACCAAGTGGCAAAGCTAATGAATGGACAAAAGGCTGATATGGTATTTACTGACCCTCCTTATGGGATGAAGTTAGATGCTGATTATAGTGGAATGAAAAGCGAAATATTTAAGGGTGGTATTGGTGGCAAGAAATATGATAATGTAAAAGGAGACCACGAAGATTTTACTGAAGAATTAATTAATACAATATTTGCTTGTTTTAATGATTGCAAGGAAATATTTATATGGGGTGCCGATTATTTTGCAGAGTTGCTTCCTAATAAAAATAATGGCAGTTGGATAGTATGGGATAAAAGAGCAAATGGTAATGATGATATAGCAGAGGATAAAAGTTCCGATAAAATGTATGGTAGCACATTTGAGTTATGTTGGTCAAAGAATAAGCATAAGAGAGATATAGCAAGAGTTAAATGGGCTGGTATATTTGGTATGCCATCACAAGACACAAAAGGTAGAGTGCATCCAACACAAAAACCTATTGAATTAGCTAATTGGTTTTTTAATAAATGGGGTAAGGATAATGATTTAGTTGCTGATTTATATTTAGGTGGCGGAACAACAATGGTAGCATCACACCAACTTAAACGCAAATGTTACGGAATGGAACTCGACCCAAAATACTGTCAAGTGATTGTCGATAGGATGCTGAAACTTGACCCAAATCTGGTCATTAAACGCAATGGAGAGGCTTATTTGAAAACAGACGCAAAACAAACGCAAGATGGCATTTCCGCATGATGGCAAAAAGATACCCAAAGGCCAGTCAGGAAACCCCAATGGCCGACCCCGCAAGATTCCCGAACTGCGGGAACTACTTGCCAACGTCCTTGGTGACGAGAAGGACGGCAAAACGGCTGCTGAAGCTATCCTGATGGGCTTGCGAGCGAAGGCTATCAAAGGCGATGCAAGGGCTGCTGAACTGCTGCTGGATAGGGCTTATGGCAAGGTTAGCCAGAACCACAATGTAGTGCTGCCAGAAATCCACGTAGTGCTTCCAAAGAAGTTAAAATAGGGATTGTTTTTTTTCAATTAGGTTTCATGGTAAAAGGCGGCTGCAATTTGTGGCCGTTTTTTGTTGACCTTTGCCCCCGATGCAATTAGACGTAACCCATCCTGACCTGTGGAACGAAGTATATCTGGACTTTTTGGATGAGCCAAGAATCTACAATATACTTTACGGGGGCGCAGGTTCAGGAAAGTCAGCATTCATGCACCAAAGGTTTTTATCCAAGTTGGTAACAGGAAACAACTATCGGGGTTACTTCTTTCGCAAAACCCGTTCATCCATCCGTCAATCCCTTTGGACAGAGGCCAAAGCTTTAGCTGGAGAATGGGGGATTGAACAGTACATGACGTTTTACGAATCAAGGTTTGAAATAAACTTTGGAACCAATTCAATCATTATGATGGGCTTGGATGACGAGCAGAAAATCAAATCACTTGCCCCAGCCAATGAGGTATGGCTGGAAGAGGTGAACGAATTTAGCCTTGAAGACTTCACACAGGTAACCTTGCGGCTCAGAGGTCAATCAGAGGAACCAAAGCGGTTCTGGCTAACCTTCAACCCTGTCAATGAAACCCACTGGCTAAAGGGCAGGTTCTTTGACCATCCACCAAGCAATGAGGTTGATCAGATTAAGACGCTAAAGACCACTTACCTTGATAATAAGTTTCTTGACCCTGAATACATCGCAAGGCTTAACTCGTTAGCAGAAGTTGATCCCTACTATCATGCAGTCTACACCTTAGGCGAGTGGGGGCAAGTAGACCCAGAGAGCCTGTTTGCACCCAAGTTCAACAAGGCAGCAATGGTCAACCATGAACAAAGCCCTGGAATGTTTGAAGAGTTCGATGTTATCCTGTCCTTTGACTTCAACATTAAGAACACCTGCACGGTTTGGCAGATTGACCACACACCAACGGAAACCAAAGAAGGCACGGTGTACCTGCTGGAAACGGTTAGGCATAATGACCTTGTTACCATGTGCAAGTACCTTGACCAGCGTTATGGCTCGGAGATGGTTTGGATTAACGGGGATGCAAGCGGTGGGAATCGTTCTGCTTTTACATCAGGCAATATATCAGGCTATCAGATAATCAAGCAGGCCATGAACCTAAGCGATTCACAACTTAAGATAGCATCATTCAACGCAAGCCATGAGAATAGCAGATTCATGTGCAACACGGCATTGGTTCGTTATGATTGGGTATTCTTTGCCAAAGCTGACAGCGAAAGCCTATATCCTGATGGCAACATTGAGTTGATTAATGACCTACTGGCGGCCAAGGTGGACAGCGGGTTTAGCCTTGACCCGTGGAAGAAGAAGAACCCAAAGATAGGCCACTGCCTTGACACGTTCAGGTATCTGGTGCAAGCTAATTTTAAGGGTCTGCACAAAACAATAAATTAATTACATTTGCCACCATGTTACCAGAATGCTTAGACAACTTCATTGGCCTGCGTAAATGCAAGGTTGAGGATTCAATCTCTGGCCTCTATGTTGATGACCTCCCAGGTATCGACACGGAACTATTACCAGCCATTGCCCCTGACTCCAAGGGATGGGCTGGCTTATGGACTTCAACGCAGGCAAGCGGGTATCGTGAACTACGGCAGAAGATTAACGGCCAGCTGTCCGCAAGGATGAACTTCAATGAGTTGGCGTTCCGCACCATGCCCATTGACCGCTACCGAAACACAGGCAACACCATTGCACCCTCTAACCGTTGGCGGGGCGTGTTGGCTGAACTTCCGCAATCCAACATCAGTCAGATACGTGTCAGGAACGTGTTTGTGTTCGCTAAGATAGCCGCACCTTCCAACCTGACTATCTTTGACGCAAACGATGGCACGGCTTTGTTCACCGAAATACTAACCCTTACCCCAGGTCTGAACAAGATTGAAGTAGACGAAGTGTTTACAACGGATTGGGCAAGTATGCGGCTATTCATCGGCATTGACTGCATGGCACTTGAAACCATTGAAACACCAGGGGGCTACCTGTGGGAATGGTACTGTAACGAGCCATGTGTACCTGGTATGGACTGGCAAGTTAGACCTGCCTACATTGACTTGAGTATGCTGCCAACGATTGACGAAATCAATATAGGCGGCTCGGCTGCTGGCATCTGGGCAGATATTCAGATTGAGTGCGACATTGATCGCTTCATCTGCCAAAACAAACTTAGGTTTGCCGATGCGTTTCAAGTTAGCTATGCCATCCAGCTGATTCAAACTAAGCTGGCTACCTTCCGCACCAACAACATAGCCACAAACGGCAATGACAAGTTCCAAGCATTGTTAACCTTCTACACCGACAGGCTGACCGCTATGCTTCCTGACCTACTCAGGAACATGGATTACACCTCACAAGGCTTCTGCTTCGACTGCGAAGGGAAGATAAGCCTTACCAGCCAATCAATGACCGTGTAATGGCAACTTACAACAGCACACGGGCATTCTTGCAGGCCGAAAGGCAACGCTGGAAAGAGTTATTAAACGGGCAAAAGCTACTTAGGTTTACAGCTTTGCAAACCCAGACAGCAGTTCAAACAAGGGTGCAACAAAGAGGCTTAAACAGTTCAGGTGCTTTGATTGGTGGTGGGAAGTATTCATCAGGCAAACTTTCTTTTGGCCCAATTACAAATGCCTTTTTTGATAACGCCAACCAAAGGCAATTTGCTAAAAGGTTTTCCAAGAAAAACAAAAGCCCAGGAACCTTTGAAGGCGGTTACATTCAACTTAGAAGGGAGTTGGGCAGGCAGGTTGCTTTCATTGATTTAACCCTTTCTGGCCAAATGTTTAGGGCTTTTATTACTGCCCCATCTGGCAATGGGTGGGCGGTTGGGTTCACCAGCGGACAAAGTGTTATTGCAGGGTACAATGAAAAGCGTTTTGGTCGTATATTTGGCCCGACTCAGCAGGAATACAAGTTCTTTTTGACCTTAATTAATCAAGCTGTTAGCAAGATTCTACGATGAACGAAATAAGCCAAGCCCTTGAATCTATCTACAAGCAAGCCCAGCCAGATGGCAAGTGGTTCGGGCAAGGCGTGGAGTTCATCCAGAACAATGATGGAGGGCAAAGGAATGGCTACGTGAACGATGCAGGTGAACTTTGCTTTGCCGATGACAGCTTCCCTGGTTCAGCCTTCTACGTGGTTGATTCTGCCGCACCAAGCGAGCAGGAACAGTTAAGAAGGCGTGGCCTTTATGATTACACTATTGCCATGGTGGTAGCCTCACAGGACAACATCAACGACCAAATCATTCGAGCTTTCACGCCAAACGAAAAGATATTGGTGGACGCATTTGATTTTAATGCTTCCAATATAAACAACACCTATTTCAACTTAGTTGAGTTTAATTTTCAAAGGTTCTTCGTAGTGGTACGATTCACCTTTAAAAACATCAAGCCAGAATGCTGCAAGTGAAATATTGGCAGGTAAAAGATTTTATTTGCCCCATCAAAACCGCTGTAATGGACATGACGAAAGATTGGTATATCCATACCCTGGCATGGGGGGCATGGTATGTTGATAGTAAGCTTATTTTAATTGAAGTACCATTTTATGGGTACGAAGAACTATCCGCTATAATGGTATTTGCAGCCACCGCAATATCGGTAATTCTTGGGATACTTCGCTGCGGAACGGCTGGCATAAACCTCTACAAGGCGTGGAGGGATAGACGTAACCCCGAAAATCATTAATTGGTTCTCTTCAGCATCTGGCTCATTTATATTTTAATTATATTGGCCACAAGTTTAATTAGACCGAAAAAGAAATGAGCTGGGAAACCAAGAACTTCAAGGCATCAGAGTTTGACACCCACGGCCTACCTGGTACGGGGGCAAAGATGCAAGCCGAATTCATCAATCGTCTGCAAAAGATGCGTGA